TCAGGACAATGCGGCAAGCAGCAGTGGCGGGGATTGATCGAAGGTGCCGACCTGTTTGACCCACAGGCTGCCCGCGCCATGCGCAATGGGCAGATCGGAAAGAACCGCAACGGTCAGGCGCAGCGATGGTTCACTGCGCGACCAGGTCACTGCTGGCGCTTCGACCGGGCCATAACCGATCAGATAGAGTTCGCGTTCTTCAACCAGCGGCGCGTCCACCCCGTCATCCCAGCGCCAATGCCCGCGCGCCCGCCGCGTCCAGCTGAACACCCTGGCCGAATCTGGCTCGATTCGAAGCCGCGGGTGGACCGGGCTGAGCGGACGACGGGACAATCCCGGATTGGCCAGAGGGGCAATCACAGGCGCAGAATCTCCGGTGCCGATTGCGGCGATGCGCGTGGAGGCCAAAGGCGGAACCAGCCCCGCATCAAGCGCGACCAGCCGATCGTCGAGCAGAATGGCAAGGGTTTGGGCGGCGTGGCCCTGCGCTGCGCTGGGCTCGGTCCCGCCGCGTCCGCGGAGCAGCCCTGACACGCGCCAGCGCCCGCCGCCCAAGGGTACAGCGCGCATGAACTGGATGACCTCGCCGCCGATAAGCATCCGGTTCGCGCCGGCAACGAGGCCTGCCATGTCTGTCTCGACCAGCCCGAGGTCGCCCGCAACCAGATCGATCGTGGCGCTGGCCTGTGGTTCGAACAGTACGGCTGCTGATGGCGCCAACGGTTCGGCAAGGGTTCCCATCACCGCGCGTTGCGCGCCGGTCGTGCCGATATCGACCAATGCGGTGCCTTGCAGGGCAAACAGGGCCGCGCCGCGCCACGCGCTGGTTTGCGCCGAGGCAGCCGCAAAGATCAGCGGGACCGACGGGTTGGCCGTGCCATCCGGCGGGATCTCGACCGCGGCAAGCCGGGTTGGCGGGATCACCATGTCGGGCGGCGGCAATGCTTCCCCCGCATCGCTCGTGCGAGGCATGCCAAGCGCCGGGGCGAGCCGTTCAAGCTCAAGCTCGATGCCGCGGTCGAGCCATTCCCAGCTGCGGAGCAACCACTGGCCGGGCATGTCTGGCAGGCGCACGATGGTGCCGGGGGTAATGCGCGGATCAAGCTCGCCAATGCGCCAGATCACGGTTTCGTGCTGCCAGCGCGCGCGATTGGCGCTGTCGTTGGCAAGCTGGCGCGCGCCGCCCGCCGACAAAGTGGCTGGCAAATCGATCTGCAACTCGCGCCCAGCGCTTCGCGCGCCGAGCGCCCGCTGAACGCCCGGTTGGTAATCGCGGTCTTCATCGTAATAGCGCACCGCTGCAGGCTGCCGGATGGGAACCCCGGAACGCTGCTTGTGCCGTCCCTCGTCCTGCGCACGGTCGATCGGCGCAAGCTGGGGCGGCAAGGTCAGCGCGGCGCTATCGGCAGCGCCGCGCGGTGCGATTGCGAGCCCATCCGTGCCCGATGTGCAGACCAGTGGGATCAACTGGTCGATCGCCGCGAGTGTCCCCGTCAGCGGCCCGCCCTCGTCGGCGAAGCCACGGGCATGGGCGAGCGTGGTCGATCCGGCGGGCGTGATCGCCCCCGGCACCAATTGCGCAAGCGCGACCGCATCTTCCGGGCCATCGGCAAATATCTCGAAGCTCAGCGCAGGAATGCGATTGCCGTAATCCGCCAGTTCGAGGTTATCGAACACCACATAGGCGCAATCGCGGAAGGCTGGTGCGTGACCGCCTTTGGCGGCGGCGATCAGCGGATCAACGGGATCATCGCCGTGCCCGCAATAGATCCGCATGCTCCCACCGGTCTTGAGATCGCCGAGCGCGCCGCGCAGCAGATTGCCATCCGCCCAAATCCGTCCGATCCGTGCAATCGGCGTGCTCGATAGTGCCACCGCGAACGAAGCCGAGTAGGAATAGTTCACGGTTGAAGGTTGACCCTTGCGGCCCTTGTCCTTGCGCTTGGACACAATGAGATCGGTTGACCAGATCACGGTGCCCGGAACGCGCATCCGCCCGAACTGGCGCGGAATTGCCTGACCATAGCTTGAGGTGCTGATCGCCAGTTCGCGCAGGCGCGGCCCTTGCCGGGTGCCGCCGCCAAAGATCAGCAGGTCCGCCTGTTGGCCAATCAGCGCGCCGATTGAGCCGCCTATCGGCCCGCCGATAGCGCTGCCGACTGCGGTAAGTATCAATGTTGCCATGGGCCTAGCCTTCCTTGCTGCGCGTCGATGCGAGTGCCGGACGCCACTGGGCGCACACCTGCCAGGCCAGGTCGTGCGGCTGGCAAACCACCCGCCGCAGTCCGGCATGAGCGTGGATGACCATGCCATCGCCTACCGCGATCACGAGATGGTGCTGGCACGCACCCAGTGCGATCAGCAGCACATCGCCTGCCCGGACGGGTCCGCTCGACGGTATCAGCCCCGAGCCTGCGGCATGGTGGAGCCAGTGCTCGACAGCCAGGTTGCGCAAGGCATATCCGGTCGGCGCGCTCGGCTGACCTCCGATTGCACCCAGCGCAGCCACCACCAGTCCGACGCAATCCAGCCCGGTGGCAGGATCGCGGCCGTGGAGGCGGAACGGGCAGCCGATCAACGCCGCTGCCGCTCGCGCCAGCGCCGCGCCTTGTTCAGACGGCGTGGCACGGATCATGGCTGACCGTAGCGGGCGAGCAGATCATTGCCCGGCAGGAACGGCTCCCCGCGGAAATTGACCGCATTGGCAAACCGCCCTGCGCAAGTGGTGATGGTGTGATCGCAGCCTTCGCGCAGTTCGGTGCGGGTGCCAGGGGGGGTGCCTGATACCAGGGGCCGGTCAAGCACCAGCCAATCGCCATCGGCATCGATGATCCCAAAGGTAACCCCGGTCTGCGGCCCCGCCATGAACCGCACCCGGCCATCGACAAAGACCTCCCGCTGAATCCCGAGGAACCGGACCCGGTTGGCTTCGAGATCAATGCCGTCAAGCACGGCGACTCGCGTAAATCGCACCGCCGCCAGCCCACAACCGCGCCCGCAGAATTCGGCACGGCAAGTCGGGCTGGTGCGCGGGACAAGGTCCTGTTCGAGCAGGCTCTTGGTCGAGCGCAACTCGGCTGCGAATTGCGACTGGTCGTCTTCGATCCGGCCAATCTGTCCGGTGTATAGCGTTTGATGTTCCAGCGTCATCCAATCGACTGCGCCGATTTCGATGGCGGCTTCATCATATAGACCGGCGGCAAGATCCTCCTCGCGGATCGAATCGTGGTTCAAAGCGCCGCGCACCTCGGCGCTATCGTTGCTGAGTTCGGCGGTCAGGCGGATGGCTGCCGGGATCATGCCGGGTGCGGCAAGGTGGGCGAGGCCGCCGAAGCTGAGATCGCGGTTGTGACTGGTGAACGCCAACGCTGTCCCGTCACGGCGATAGATGCGCCAGAACGTCGCCACGGTATCGAGCTCGCGGTCAAAGAATACCCGCATCACGCGGCTTCCCTGAGCTCGATCAGCGGGATCGACGGCGCTTCTCCGGCAGCGAAGTTGACCGATGCAACGTCCAACCGGTCTTCGGCGAAGCGCACCGGCACATCGAACAGAAACCCGGCGCGTACCTCGGCACCTGACGGCGGCGCAGCGAGGAAGCGCAGCGTCCCCTGCTCGGCCAGCGTCCATGCCGTTGTGACGACACCGCCGATGCTGACCACGAGCGTTGCGGCGCGCGGGCGAATGATCGGCCGCACTTGCGGATCACTGGGTCCATAGGACTTGCTCAGCGCAAAGTCGGCGCGCGAGCCGTCACCCACGCCAAGCAACTGGTCGTGCATCGTCGGCGTGCCGGTCATCCCGTTGGAGCTGTGGTCGAACGGGTCCATGATGCGGAAGCCCCGCGCGGGGCCGCGCCGCGCGCGAAAAAAGGCGATCAATTCGGACAATTCGGCTTCCGAGCGGATACCGGGGCCGACATCGAAGTGCAGCCGCGCATCCGACCACAGCGAATTGCGCCGTTCATGCCCCGACGCCGTCACCGCAATCGAGGTCGAGAATTCCGGCGCCACCGAAGCACTGCGGCCGAGCGCAAAAGGGTAGAGCACGTCGTCGAACGGGTCCATGGCTTGCTCCAAGTTTGCGGCGAGGCGGGTGTAGCCATCGCGGTTGATCTGCGGCTGCGCCCAGACATAGCGGCGGGCGATGCCGCGCGCGGCGGCCTCATCGAGGCCCCGGTCGATGCGGGTCCAGAAGACTTCCGCATCGGCAGGGTTGAGCACGAAGCCGGCGAGATAATCCTGCTGCGCCAGCGGATAGCCGAGCCGGGTGTCGACCAACGCATAGGCCGCCCGACGCGCTGCATCCGTGCCGCTGGTCAGCCAGTCGTAATCTTCTAGCTGCAATCGATCGAACGCAGGCGCTGCCCAGCCAAGTGGCAGGTTGGCGCGGTACAGTTCGGGCCGGGCAGGGTCGAGTATGGTCGGGGTGAAAGCCAGCAGCAGCACCTGCGCCGTGCCTTGCGCTGCATCCCGCACGACCGCCGTTAGCTCGGCAGTTGATTGCGCCAGCAGCACGCCTGCGGCATCAAGCAAGGCGAGCTCTGCTGGGCCGAGCGGTGCACCGAGATCGGTGATGACCGGCGGGTTGCCTCCGAACACTGCCTTCGCGGCGTCGTCATAAAGGCAGATTTCGCCCGCCCGCGTCACCCACCACCACGGCTCGCCGATCTGGAAGCGGACCGGCAGTCCGGCGTCGTCCAGCACCGCCACAAAATTGCGCGCCACGGCGGCCAGCCATGCCATCGCTTGCTGATTGGCGGGCGAGAGCAGCGACGAGGGCGGCACCCATCCTGTCAAGGCCGGAGCACCATTGGCGGTGCGTTGCTTCCAGCTTTCCGGGCAATAGGCGTCGAACAATTCGTAGGACAGTGAAGCAATCACCTCCAGCTCGTCCGCTTGCGCCAGCATGAAGAAGTTGCTGTGCCAGACCGTGGCGGGGGTGCACAGTTCGCCTGCCGCCGATGCCTTGAGCCCGCCGTCAGGCTGCCGCTCAAGCCGCATGTAATGGCTCATCCCGACATAGTGGACGATATCATCACGGTAGCCGAGCCCGATTGCCGCGCGCAGCAGGCGGGCCGGGGTCAGGTTATAGGAATCGTCATAAGCGGTTGCGATCCGCTCCCCATGCGGGGGCAACAGCACGTCGCCCACTTCCAGGATCGCCCGTGCGCCATCGGCGACGATATCGGACATGAGGACCGAGCCATTGAACCGCGCGGGCAATGCCGCAGTGCTGCCGGGGACATGCCCGGGGGCGACCAGCGAGATGAACATGCGGTCGATATCGGCCGCATGGATCGGCTCGCCCGGCAGACCGTAACCGCTCTCCAGCACCGAGAAAGGCAGCGTGATGCGAGCGTCGGTGGGGGTGCCCTCGGCGTAATTCCATAGCCGCACATACCAGGTGCGCGGCGCCCCGCTGGCATCGCGGCCTTCGATTGTCAGGGTCGGGCCATTGGGTAGATCGAGCGCGATTACGCCGTCGGACTGCCAGCGGAAACTGAGCGTGGTATGGGCATAGTCGCGATCGGTTTCATAGGCGAGCAGCGGATGATCGAGCATGTCGGCGCTCTCCCAGATCAGACCCACCAGCTCGCCTGCATGATGCAGTTCGATATCGACCCGCAAGCTGTCCGGCCCGGTCGTGACCACCGAAGCCATCGCCGGCCGGGGGAAATTGACTGTCCAGAAGCGCGGATCGAAGCGCTGAATGAAGCTGCTTTCCTGCGCGCGGCGTTCGCGGGCGAGCCAGAATGCCATGAGTGTCTCCGATCAGGCCTGTTGCAGCGTGCGGCGCACCGCGCTGGCGATTTGGCGCGACGAGCGTTGCATCGCAGTGGGTGCTGCCACCCCGCGCGGGACGGCAAGCTGAATGGCGACGCGCACATCGCGGCCCGGCTGGCCGGTGCTGGCCTCGACCCGGCCCGCTGCGGTCGGCACGAACACTTCGGGCCCGCGCTCACCCACCAGAAACGCGCGGCCGGGGCTGACCGGGCCGCCGGTCGCGCGCCCCGGCAGGCCGAATAGCGCGCCTAAGGATTGGCCAATCAGATTGCCCAACCCGCCCCCTCCGCCCGCGCCGCCGCCACCGCCGCCGAACAGACTGCTGATTCCCGATTGCAGCGCATGGGCGGCGATCTCGTTCAGCGCGTTGAAGGCGACGCGCTTGAGGTCATCAAATCCAAGGCTGCCGCGCCGCAGCGCCGATATCAGTCCATTTTCGAGCACATTGCCCGCCCGCCCGAAACCATCGAGCAGCGAGCTATCGAGCGAGCGGCGCATGGCTTCAAGATCGGTTGCAAACCCATCGGTGCGGGCGCGGACGTCGATCACCAGCTCTTCAAAATTGTCATTCATGGGCGTCGCGCTCCATCATTCTGGCGATCAATTCGCGGCTGGGTGGGGGTGGGACGGCAAGCGCGTCGGGGCTGGAGAGCGCCATTGCCAGTTCGGCTGGGGTGGCGTCCCAGAACTCGGCTGGGCGCCAATTCAGAAGGCGCGCTGCCAGCCCGCACCAGCGGCTGGCAGCGTCACCGAAAGTGGGGTTCACGCCTCACCCTGAAGCACCTGCGCCAACACCGCGCGCACGGGCTGCGTGGCCGCAACCAGCCCCATCGCCAGCACCGCCTGCCCAACTGCCGCACGTTCAGGTCGCGCCTCGGCAGGGAGGCAGTGCCACAGCAGCGCAGTCATCTCGGTCAGGGTCAGCGCGCCGTGCGCTGCGCGTTCGACCAGTGCGAACAGCGATCCCAGCTCGGCCTCGGCCAGCACCAGGCTTTCGAAGGTCGGGCGCAGGACATAGCCGGCACCCGCCACCATCAGCGCGCATTCACCGCGAAGCGGGTTGGCGGCGGCGTTCATGCCGGGATGACCGGGCCGGAGCTTTCCAACTGCATCGTATAGCTGCGCTCCCCGTTGAAATCCCCGGCATAATCGAGCCGCTGGACCAGAAACCGCCCGCGCAGTTTGGCGCCGTCTTCGAACGACAGCTCATAATCATCGAGCGTCCCGGCCAGTGCATGGGTGCGCACCGCGTTCTCCGCCGTGCTGCCGAGAAATATCCCCGCCGCGCTGACCGAAACCGAGCGCGTCCCCGCCCCCGACAGCAGGTCGCGCCAGCCGCCTGATTCCTTGTGGGTTACGACCACCGTATCGCCATTGATCGACATCTGCGTGGTCCTGAGCCCAGCGACGGTCTGATAGGCGGGAGGCGAGGCCCCGTCGGCGATCTTGAGCAGGAAGGCGGCGCCGGATTGTGCAGGCATGGGGGTCACTCCGAAAGGGGTTTAAGTATGCGGAAGCGGTATTCGAGCAGGGCCGCGCGGACGTTGTCGGCGCGTGCCTCACTGCGCGAACGCAGGAAGCGGATCGAGGCGAGTTCGAAACCGGGGTGGAACGGCGGCAGGTCAAGCACTCTGCGCTCGATTGCCGCCAGAAGCGGCGCATCGGCGGCGGTCCTATCGGTGCGGGTTTCGAGCTCGAGCGCGATCCGCGTTTCGCGTCCGGCCCGATCCTTGGTTCCCCAGTCAATCGAAGCGCTGGCCGCGATGCCGAGCCACGGGGGGCTGGCGCTGAGCGGGCTTTCCTCTTCGATCGCATTGATCCCGGCCAATGCCGGATCAGCCCGGAGCCAGGCGATGAGCGCCGCGCGCAGGTCATTTTCCACGGGCGTCATCTCCAAACAGATCGGGCCAGAGTGCTGCGGCGGAGCGCCAGTCTGATCCTTGTCTGCGCCGCGAGGCGGCGCGGCCTGCGACCAGCCGCTCGGCGCGGGCGCGCAGGCGCTGCACCAACCGTTCGCCCGCTGCGACGGCGCTGATCATGTCAGCCTCACGCCGCGCCATGGCCGCCAAAGCGCGGTGACGCTTGCAGGCGGCACGGCGCTGGCCCTGTTTTCACGCGGACCGTCGCGGTCGCGGTATTGATGCGCGGCGAGGCGGATAATGCCTTGCTTGAGCGGGGCGGGCAGTGCCGCCCAGTCATCGGCGATTCCGACCACCAGTTGCAGCGCGATGGCTTGCCCTTCGAACGCTTGCAGCAATTGCGCGCAGGCGGCGTTGCTTGCGATGCGCCATTCGATGACCTCGGCGGGCGCGGCCAGCGCTTCGCGCGTGCCATCATCCTTGATCAGCGCCGCGCCCGTCACCGCGCGCACCGGGCGGGAAACCAGTTCCTGCCAACCGCTGACCAGCGCAATGGTCTCCTCGACCGTCTGGCGCAGCGGCGTCTGGCCGGTGAAGGCTTCGCAGATGGACAGGCTGGTTTCGATCAGCCCGGTAAGGGCGGCGTCGTCATCAGCGCGGCTGATCCCGAGCCAATGCTTGAGCTCCGCCAGCGCGGCAGCGCCTATCACCGGCGGCTCGACGATAATCCGCTGCATCGCGGGTACTCCTGGAATGTGATCGACAACAAAGTGCGCCCGCATCGCTGTCACAGGCAGGGGAAGGCCTGAAGCGATGCGGGCGCGAGACGCCGGCAAGGGAGCAAGGGGGGAACTCAACCTTGCCGGGACAGCGAAGCCGGGGCGCTAGGGCCTCAGGCTTCGATCTTGAGCAGCTTGATCGCGTTCGAATCGAGCACCTTCCCGCCCACGCGCTTGGTCGCGTAGAAGTGGACGAAGGGCTTGTTGGTGAACGGATCGCGCAGCACCCGGGTCGCACTGTGTTCGGCGATCAGATAGCCGTGGCGGAAATTGCCGAAGGCGATCGGGAAGGTGCCGCCCGCGATATCGGGCATGTCCTCGGCCTCGACCACCGGATAACCGAGCAGGCGGTCCGGCTGGCCTTCGACCATGCCCGGCTGCCACAGGAACGCGCCGTCGGCGGTCTTGAGCTTGCGCACGGTGGCCAGCGTTGACGAGTTCATCACGAACACGGCGCCCTGGCGGTGGCCGGATTTCAGCGAATGGATCAGGTCGATCAGCCGGGCATCGGGCGCTGCATCGAACCCTGCGGCGCTGCCCGAACCGATATACTGAACCGTGCCAAATGCCCGCACGCCGTCCTCTGCCGTGCCGGTGGCGGCGGTCAGGAAGCCTTCGGGCTGGTTGGTCCCGGTTCCGCTGACGAATGCGGAGCCTTCGGCGCGTGCGAATTCCAGCGCGATTTCGTTTGCCAGCCAGGTTTCGATATCGAACGCGGCATCATCCAGCATCCCCTGGCTTGCCGCCGGGTTGGCGTAGAGATCGCCCGAAGGCGGGGCGATTTCCGCGAATTGCGGCGTTCCGGTATCGGGGCGCGGGGCGGTTTCACTGACCCAGCCCGAAGCAATGCCGCCAGTCGCCACCAGCTTGCGATAGCCAGACGTGCCGGTCTGCACCACCTGCGCAATCGCGCGGATCGGGCTGATTTCGGCCAGCGTGGAGGCAATCACCGCATCGATCTGGCGCGGCACGGCATAGCCGCCATCGCCGGGGGTGGCGCCGCTGATCGACTTGAGTTCGGTTTCACGCCCACGGCGCAGATAGCCATCGACGAAGCCTTTGACTTCGGGAGTATCGCTGGCCGCGGAGCCACCCATTGCCGGGCGGGTGGCGGCGCGGGCGACCTTGTCGAGCCGCGACTTCACCTCGTCGACATCGCTGCGCAGGCCGGTAATGGCGGTTTCGGCCTGATCCTGCCGGGCAAGAATGTCGAAACTGGCGTCGAGCGGATCGGTGGCGGTCATCGGGGTATTGGTGGGGGTATGTTCCATGGGGCAGTGGCCTTTCGGTTGGGCAGAAAAAAGGCCGCCCCAGTGGCGGCCGGTGGAAATTGATGGTTTGGGAAACTTCAAGCGACGAGATGAACTCTGGCGCCGTGCTGGAGCGGGTGGGTGACGAGGCTGACTTCGAACAGGTCGATTTCAAGCAGCTCTCGCCCCTGTCCTGACTGGCGCGCCGCGCGGGTGCGGAAGCCGAAGCTGAGGCCGCTCACCGCGCCGTGCGACAGCAGCAAAGCGCCCCGGCTGTCGGGCCGGTCGATCCGGGCGATCACGCGCAAGCCGCGGGCGTCTTCGGACAGGTGCTCGATCACGCCGATCGGCTGATCGGGGCGGTGCTGCCAGTAGAGCGGCAGGGGCGCATTCTGGCCCGCCAACGTCCTGGCAAACGCCCCGCGCCGGATCGTGTCGCGCGCGGCATCGGGAATGTCGAACAGCGCGGCATAACCGGCGAAGCGCATGGACCGCGCGTTCATAGCCGGTCCCACACGCCAATTCGCACGGCGATCCCGATCAGCAGCAGCGCCAGCGCGCCGCGAATGATCCATTCCATCAACGCCTTCCACGCGCTGGCCTTGGCATCGCGCCACGCCCGCAACAGCTCGCGCAGTTCGACAAGATCGCCCTCGGCCCCGGCATCGCCCAGCCCCAGCCGTTCGAGCACGCGGTCGGTGGCGAACGCGCTGGCCTCTTCGACAATCGCGCGCAAGGTGATCAGCGCCGCCCCGTCATTGCGGGCCTGCACCATCAGGCTGGCAAGCACATCTGCGCGGCTCATGCGGCATTCTCCTCTGGCTGCGTTTCAGGGTTCAGGCCCAGCATCTGGCGTTTTTCAGCGCGGGTCAGGAAATCGGCATCGGACACCTGCGACCACAATCGCTCGCGGTCTTCCGACAATGCCGTGACCCGGTCGAGATCAATCCCCAGATCGGCATCCGGGAACCACGGGGCGAGGCCTTCGCGCAGGGCAGCGAACAACTTCTCCGCCAGCGGCAGCAGCGTCAGCCGCCACAGCGCGCGGTTGGCCTCACGGTAATTGGCATAGGTGTTGTCCCCCGGCAGGCCGAGCAGCATCGGCGGCACCCCGAACGCCAGCGCAATATCGCGCGCCGCCGCGCTCTTGAGCGTGGCAAAGTCCATGTCGGCAGGGGTGAGCGCCATACTCTGCCATTTCAGCCCGCCATCGAGCAGCATCGGCCGCCCCGCATTGGCCGCGCCGGAGAAGGCGACATCGAGCTCGCGTTTCAGCCGTTCGAACTGCTCGTGGGTAAGGGTTGCGCCGTCGCCGGTCTCATAGACCAGTGCGCCCGATGGCCGCGCCGCGTTTTCCAGCAGCGCGCGGTTCCAATGGGTCGCGGCGTTGTGGATCAGCACCGCCTGCCACGCCGCCTCCAGCGCGCCCGCGCCGCAATGGTCATCTAGCGGATGCATCGCGCGGATCGCGATGATCCCCGGCCAGCCGTCGCCATCCTCCAACGCAATCCGGGCAGTGCGCCCCTGCACGGTGTAGTCATAGCCGCAGGGCCAGCCATCCGCCCCGGTCACCACCTTGACCCGTTCGGGCCGCAGCGCGAACAGCTCGACCGGGCTGCCGCTCGCGTCCTTGAGGATCTGCACATAGCCATTGCCATGCAGCAGCAACTGCGCCGCGAGCGTTTCGATCAGCGATTGGCCCGCACTGGTCGCAGTGACGAGCCCGACGAGCCGCGGGTCGTCGCACAGGAGCGGGGCCTGCCCGACCCCTTCGGCGACCAGCCGGACCGAACGCTGGGCGATCGGATTGGCGATGAACCCCTCGGCGACTGCGCGGGTGTATTCATAGCTGCTTGGGCTCGGCCCGGCCTCAAACGCCGGATACCAGCCGTGCGCAAAACCCGGCGCAAGCGGCACGCGGGCGCGGCCCCCGCCCTTGAGGGCGGAGAGGAAATTGTCGAGGAATGCCATCGGATGTCCTTTGTTATCGGCCCGCAGGGTCAAAACGTTCGCACGCTCGGGCGCAGGTTCCGCCCCAGCATCAACTCACTCAGCCCCCACACCAGCGCATCGGCGCGGTCGGGGCTGCGGCCGGGGCCGGCGTAGCTGCCGCCCACCATCAGCCCGCACAATTGATCTTCGAGCCGCGCAAACATGCCGGCATGGCGCACGCGCCCGGCGGCATAGAGCGCCGCGACCGGCTCGGCGCGGGCGACTTTGCCGCGGCTGGCGTGCACCAGCCTGATCGGCAGGGCCTGATCGGCGGCGCGCAGCACGCTTTCGACCATGGCGCCGCCCTGATTGGCTTCGGCCACCACCCGGTCGGCGTTCCATTCGCGCGCAGCATCCGCCACCCGGCGCGCCCATTCGGCGGGAGCTGCGCCGCTGGCGGAACAATCGGCGAGCACCCGGGCAATTCCGTCCGTGCCCAAGGCGACCACGATGATCCCGCATTCGTCTCCGCCCGTGCCAGCAGGCGGATCGACCGCCACCACCACGCGCAGCGGGGCGGGGACAGCGCCGGTTTCGCGGGTCTGTTCGAGCATGGCGCGGGTCCACAGCGCGCCTTCGATATCGTCGAGCAGTTCGCCGCCGATTTCCTGCCGGGCAAGCTGTGTGTCGCCAAATTCGCTGGCGATGGCTTCGATGAACTGCATCGGCAGGTTCATCGTGTTGTCACCAGTGGTGCCGCGGCTGATGGCGACCTCGCCGCCTTGGACCGCCTGCACCACCAGCCGTTTGACCAGCGGCACCGCGCGCGGGGTAGTGGTGACCACGATGCGCGGATCATCGCCCAGCCTGAGGCCCAGTTGCAGGTTCTCCCAGCAGCGCGTGGCGCGTTCATGCGACAGCGGCCACTTGCCGATTTCATCGCACCAGGCGTGACTATGTTGCGGCCCGCGCAGGCTTTCCGGTTCTGCGGCGGAGAACAGCTGCGCCTGCGCGCCATTGCGGAAACGGATGCGGTGAAGCGAGGGTTCGTAGCGGGGCCGATGGTCAGGTCGGCATACTGCCATGATGCCGCTTTCGCCTTCCACCATCACCGCGCGCGCCTCGGCCAAGGAGGATGAGACGAGCGCGATGCGGGCGTCAGCGTGGCGATCGGCGATCATCCGCACCCATTCGGCGCCGGTGCGGGTCTTGCCGAAGCCGCGTCCGGCCATGATCATCCAGATGCGCCAATTACCTTGCGGCGGGAGTTGTTCGGGCCGCGCTTGGTAATCCCACAGAAAGTTGAAATCGTTCTTTTCTTTCGGACTTAGGTTCCTGATCAGCTCTGCGCGCACTTCGTGCTCCTCTGACAGGAGCCATTCGTAAGGTGTGTTCATCAGGCACCGGCCTCGGCCTGTTTTTCTTTGGCGATGCGCCGCCGGATTTCCTCGATCTTGCGGTCAATCGAAGCGCGCACTTCATCGGCGCTGACATCGCGCGCCTTGCTCTGGCTGCTGGCCGCAGTGTCGCGGTGCGCGGCGAGCAGGCGGATGGCGTTGGCGAAATCGAACTTTTCGCCGTCGCCGGTTTTGAAGTCGCCTTCGCGCAGTCGGCGCAGGACTTCCATTTCCAAGTGCGAATAGCCTTCGGACAGAGCGACCTGCCACTGCTGGGCGAAATCGGGCTGCGCGCGGCGCAGGCGATAGACGCGGCTGATTTCGATTCCGGCATGTTCAGCAGACCGGGTAACGTTCGAGCTTTCTGCGAGGTGATCGAGAAATCGGGTGCGCCAATGCCGATCAGTCGCGGCGCCGGTGTTGGAGGTGGTGTTGGTTTGGGCAAGGGCATCGGTTCGCGCAGGGTCACGCTTCGCCATCGGCAATCCTCCATGCGCAGACAGCAGAAGGGCGGCACTTCCGGGAGGGAAGGCCGCCCTGCTGGCGAATCGCTATTTCTCGACTATGCCCTTCTCTAACCAGAGAGTGTCACGATGTCAAGAAAAATAACCAAATGGGTTATAAATATGGGTGCTGCCGGCTCAAATAATCCCGATCGCCTTGCCCGCGCGTTCGAACATGCCGAGGATTGTCGTCACCTGCTCCGCCGTGTGTTCTGCGCAGAGCGAGCAGCGCAGCAGGGTCATACCCGCAGGGGTTGCGGGCGGGCGGGCGAGGTTGACGTAGAGCCCTTCCTTCAGCAGTGCCTCCCACATCATCGCGCCCTTTTCGAGATCGGGCATGATCACCGCTATGATCGCGCTTTGCGGGGTATCGGTGCCCAGTTGAAAGCCCAACGCCTTCAGCCCGCCGTGCAGGGTGCGGCTGTTCTCCCACAGATGCGCGCGCTTGTTTCCGCCGTGCATCAGCTTGCGGATCGATGTGGCCGAGCTTGCCATCACCGCAGGCGGCAGCGCGGCGGTGAAGACATAGGGGCGGCACACCAACCGCAGCACTTCAAACTTCGGGTGGTTCGAAACGCAGAACCCACCGACCGTGCCGACGCTTTTGGAGAAGGTGCCGATGATGAAATCGACCTGATCGAGCACGCCCTGCTCTTCGGCCACACCGCGGCCGTGTTCGCCGATGAAGCCCATTGAATGGGCCTCATCCACCAGCACCGTTGCGCCGTTTTCCTTGCAGACGCGGACCATTTCCTTGAGCGGGGCGACATCGCCCATCATCGAATAAACACCTTCGAGCACGACCAGCTTGCCCGCACCTTCGGGCACGCGCTTCAGCCGCTTTTCCAGTGCTTCGACGTCGTTGTGCTTGAACGGCACGACTTCGGCGTTGCCCATCGCGCAGCCATCCCAAATTGACGCATGGCTGTCGATATCGAGGATGATGTAATCACCCTTGCCCGCCAGCGTCGAAATGATCCCGAGGTTCGCCTGATACCCGGTCGAAAACACCATGGCATGATCCATGTCGTAGAATTCGCGCAAGGCCGTTTCGACATCGCGGTGATCGCGGAAGGTGCCGTTGAGCACCCGGCTGCCGGTGGTGCCCGCGCCGAACTCCGCCATCGCCTTCTGGCCAGCTTCGATCACATCGGGGTCGAAGGTCATGCCCATGTAGTTATAAGTGCCGAGCAGTATCGTATCGCGCCCGTTGCAGATCGCACGGGTGGGCGAGAGCACCTTTTCCATCACGAGATTGAACGGATCCTCCACGCCGGCAGCGAGCAGCGCCTCACGCGTCTGGATGATCGGATCGAATTTGGCGAGCAGGTCAACCGTCGGCGCTTCAGACGTGACGGTGGCGGCGCCTGCTTCGGCGGCTTGCAAAGTGGTCTTGTTCATGGCGCGGCTTTATCAGCTATCCTGCAATTTGTGCACTGCTGAAACGAGCTGACCCCAGGTCTCGATCTCGGCCTGCTGGTTCATCGAGATAATGATGTCGAATTCATCCTCGATCGCGGCGACGAAATCCATCACCGTCAGGCTGTCGAATTCCAGATCACCAGCAAAGGTGGTCGCATCTTCAACCGCGACGCCTTTCTTGTTGAACGGTTCGATCAGGGTGCGGATGCGCGCTTCGACGTCTGCTGGGTTCAT